ATCTACTGGTTTCACTATTCTCTTAACTCAGAGTCTTTTGGATTCTTGGAATGTTGAGAAGACTCTCACGCTGCCAGCTACTGGTGTCGCTCCTTGCACTTCCATCACTGTTAAAAGTGCCAATTTGTCGGTGTCTGTGTTGAGATCTATTGGTGTTAATATTCGAGATGGACAACCGCGAAACGTCTTACCAGGAATCACTATTCTTGTTCACGTCAACACCACCGATGTTTTGATTCAGACATCTCCAAACATATTTATTATTCAGTTGGATGAATCCAAGGAGGTTCCTAACCCCGGTAATTACTTCGAGGCTATAGCGACTGGGACTGTTTATAATTTTGTTGATCATTGGGGCATGAACATGCGTTTGGCTAGTGCTTTTACCGTGACCAACCAAAACAGAGCTAATGTTCGTTGGAGAGATTTGACTGGCATGGCTTCTGATGCTCTCATAGTTGCCAATAATAGTACTGTGACGACTTTCGTCCCCTGCACTCCTTACTACACTGACAGTGGTTATCATTTGTCTCGCTGGAGTAATGGACCTATTGCTCTGGGGTTTGGTTATCCTGCAGAGTCCAAACATGAGGTGATTGCACAAAGTGGTTCTATGCCAATGATGGGTTCGGTTTTGATCCATACTGACGGTGGTGTGCAAACGAAGAGCAACAGTATCACGATGGGTGAGGATGTTCCGTCTAATATTGGCTTAGTAATGAAAGAACAACTTGTCGAGACTTTGACTTGGGACGTTTCGTCTGGTGTTGGTACACCTTTATCTTATTACGAGGCCCCTTTTGATCTTGTGAAGTCCCTTCCTATGCGTTCAGCCTTCACCCGTTATGTTTATTGGCGTGGAAATGTTTCTCTTCGGGTACAGTTGCAGAGTAATACTTTTATGAACGGCTCTATTATAGTGGCGTGGTTACCTTTGTTGGATGCAGCGCAGTCGTTGTCTATCGCTAATGGAAACATGCGCTCACTTAGTGTTGCTAAACACGCCGTCCTGTATGCTGGGGGTTCAAGTGCAATAGAGTTGACGGTTCCTTTCTTACATTCGAAGTCACATTTGGATCTTAGGGTTCCAGGTTCTGAAAATATCCTGGGGACGTTCGCTATTTATGTTATGAACCCTCTTCGGGTTGGACCTACAGCGACGGCCACCACAGCGAGTGTTTCCATTTTTGCTTCTTTTGAAGAGAGTGATTTTGCTGTCATCAATCCCACTGGAGTCAGTATCATTCCACAGGGTGGGATTCAGAGTAAGGTCACCAATATTAATATTGAGCATGCTATGAACGCCACTCTTGATGCTTCTACAACAGGAGACAATTTTCAGGGTGGATCAACTACTGCACCTATGGATCTTCCGAATGTGGGTCTCAATCCCAATCCAGTTATTGAGAGAAAATATCCTGTGTTGTGCAACACAGCCAATGTCGATTTTTGTCAGGTTCTCGACAATGTGGGGTCAGTTCGACCGATCACAAAACCTGCCGAAACCGGTACTACGGTGGATGAGATGGATTTGCGTTATTTAACAACCAAACTATCTTATCATAGTACATTCTTACTACAACCACACAATGCCTTGGGAGAGGCTGTGTTTGTGGCGGACCTCTGTCCAGCTTTTGAGCTTTTCTCCCAACCATTCAATTCGAGTTTTACACCAACTCTTTTGTCTTATGTGTCTTTCCCGTTTTCTTTTTGGAAGGGCTCTCTTGTGTATAAAATCGTGGCTGTGGCCAGCCCGATCCATACGTGTAGACTTCAAATTTGTTCGCACATTGGTTATGAAGCTGGTGGACTTTCCATCAATGAAGCTTTTGGCCAATACACCTGTGTTTTTGAAGTGCAGGGAGTTAGTGAGATCACTCTAGTTTTTCCGTGGCGATCGCCGACGGAATGGAAGAAAGTGAACACTGGATCCAATTCGGATACTGCCAGTTACTCGATGGGACAATTCTCCATTCGAGTCCTTAACTCTTTGCAAAGTATGGAGTCGGTTGCTGCTAGTGTGGACTTTAATGTCTACTTTGGTGGTGGAGCCGATTTTGAACTCACTGCGCTCTCAAACAACGCCATTGACCTGGTTCCGGTCGATGCGCCGATGTAAATATGTATTCTCAAATAAATATGTTGCTTTAGTTTTGCTTTTGCCTTGTTTGCGTTACTTTTAGAACCGCAATTCATTATGGAACATATAT